ACATGGCACGAGAAGAAATCGATATCACAAACTTTGATCATAGTTCACTCAAACAGGAGTTGATTACTTTCCTGCAATCAACTGGTGAGTTTGATGATTTTGATTTTGAAGGCTCTACAATCAATACACTAATTGATTTGCTTGTGAGGAATAGTCATTATGATGCTTTTCTTGCAAATATGTTATCCAATGAATCATTTATTCAAAGTGCTCAAATTAGACAAAATGTGATTAGTCATGCAGAAAAATTATCATATACTGCAAAGTCTACAACTGCATCTCGGTTGATTTGTACAATTGAAGTTATACCTACTGATACAACAAATGCACCAACATCAATTGTTCTTGAAACTGGTACACCATTTATTGGATCAGTTGATGGTCAATCATATACATTTACAAATATCGAGCCATATACATTAACTTATAGCAGTACATCACAATCATATAAAGCATCGGGAGTTAATCTATATCAGGGATCATTACTGACTTCAAACCTCATCCATCTTAGTAATGAACCTGTTATTATACCTAATTCTAATTGTGATACGTCCACACTAAGCGTTGTTGCTAAAAGCAATGGTGAAGATCGAGTTTACAATATAGCAAGATCTATAGATCAGTTATCATCAACATCATCGGTCTACTTCTTGTCTGAGAATACAAGAGGTCAATACGAAGTATCATTTGGTAGAGATGTTCTTGGTAATGAACCAGATGATAATAGCGTTGTTAGATTAACTTATGTTGCTACAGAATTAGAACATGCAAATGGAGTAACTTCACTTGTATCTGGGTCTTTAATTGGTGGGTACTCAAATATTCAAATTAATGTCACAACTAAATCTTACGGCGGTACTGATAAAGAAGATATTGAAGATGTTCGATTCTTTGCTCCTAAATCATACCAAAGTCAAAACAGGGGGTTGACAGACTCTGATTATATTCCATTGCTAAAACAACAGTTCTCTTTTATTAGGAATGCTATTTCTTGGGGTGGAGAAAAGAACGACCCACCTGTTTATGGCTCTGTGTTTATTTCAATCCTGTCTGAAGAAGGTGGTTTAATCACAAATGCTGTGAAACAACAAATGGAAGATTATTTATCTGATTATAATGTCGGTTCGATCACACCAACAATTACAAATCCAGATGAATATGGTATAGATCTATCAATTGAATTTGCTTATGACAACAGACTTACTACTAAAGGGTTTAATGAATTAAGCCTTGAGGTTAAAAATGTTGTTGATAATTGCACAGATTCATTATACAACTTTGGTCAATTTTACAACCAATCTTTACTTAATGAAAAGATTATGTCTATTCCTGGTATTACGAGTGTGAATATTGATAAAGTTTGTTCTTATGAATTTGATGTACTTCGTTTTGAAAATCCTGTATATACAATTAAGTTTGAAAATGCTTTAGAAGAAAATACTATATCAATGGAAGATTTTAAAATTGCTTCAGATGGCACAGAACACAGATTGTATGATGACGGTGGTTCTATATTTGTATCATACGTAAATCAATCAAATCAAACAATCACAAATGAAGTAGGTACAGTAGATTATGAAACTGGTGGGATTGAGTTTACTCTAAACATGATACAAGACCAATCAAAGATGAAGATTAATGTGAAAACAATTGAAGATAATTTTTATGTTAAGCGCAATATGGTTGTGTTCATTAACTCAGTAGAAACAACACTACTTGATATCAAAGATAGAACCACTCAGGTTTTGAGGTAAGGGATGGCTAAGGCAACAATTGATACAATTCTAAGCCAAATACCAAGTCATATCATAGAAGACTATCCAAGATTCTATGATTTTCTTGCTGCTTATTATGAGTGGATGACAAGTGAAGGTAGTCCTCAAGAAAGATTAACAAATCATATGGACTATCTTAACTTTGAAAAGACTTTGGATCAATATGTTGAAGTGATGAAAAAAGAATATCTTTCTGATATTCCTGATGATGTTCTTATTGATAAAGAACTATTTATTAAGTGGTCAAAAAAATTTAATCTATCACGCGGTAGTCATGCTTCATATAAGTTTCTGTTTAGAATTTTGTTTGGTGAACAGACAACATCAATTTATCTACCAAAAGAGAACATTCTAAAAACAAGTGACGGTGTATGGATATCTGGTGAATCAATTATCTATGTAACACATAATCAAAATAATCTAGAACAGTTCCAGTTTCAGACTATTACTCAGACAAGACCAGTTTATGGTGATATTGTTGAAACTGCAACTGCTCTTGTTCAGAGAGTGAGAACTAGATATGTTGGTCGTTATGTTGTTACAGAATTGTCAGTTTCAAATATTAATGGAGAATTTAAAGAAGATTATCCCATAGAAACTGAGGCTGGTGTCGAAGAATGGTTAATCAAAACAGGTTCTTCTATTAGTATAAACGATAGTGGTGATGGTCACTTTAATGGTGAACGTTTATTTATTGATAATTTATCTAATTATAGAGTAGAAAGAGCATCTGAACAAGATGGATTATTTGATACAAGAGTTACTTCGTTCTTTGATAAAAATGATGTAGATGTCTATATTAATTCTGTATTAATTACTAACTTTGAATTTAATGGTAGATTTGTATTGTCCGCATTAATCAATCAAAATGATTCTGTTGAAGTGGTTATGCCTGCATATCAGGGCTATATTGTTGTTGATGAAATTAATGACGAACAACAAATTGTATCTGCTAATGTTTTGGATCTTCCGATAGGAACAGGAACAACTTATTCTGTTATATCAGACAATGATCCTCTATTTGATGGTAAATTGAGTATAGGATATATTAAACCAGTTAAAGGATATTACCAAGGTACAAAGGGGCAATTATCCTCAAATATGTATCTTCAGGATAGTTACTTCTATCAAAACTATTCATACGCAATTCGCACACAACAAGACTTCACTGCTTATGCCGATATTGTGAAACGTGTTTTGCACCCGGGTGGATTTGTACTATTTGGTCAACTAAGTGTTATTAATATCATTGAATTGATTCTTACTTATCAAGATATTATTGAACCACCAGAAGCATTAATTAATGTTCTTCATAAGTATGGCCTTGGTGGTAACTACAACTTTGTAAATCGATTCAAAGACGGTGCAAGTATTCGTCTTTATAATCAGTCTGATTTTGATTCATTAGACCAAGATTATTTGAATGGTGAAACTGGATACAATCTTGAGTCAAAATATCTTGCAGATCGAATTGATGCTTATGAATACTCTAATTTGAAAGGGTATATGTCTAAGTTTAATTGGTCTGATTATTACTTATATGTGCCACAAGATTATAGTGATGAAGATGAAAGCGGTGATCTCTACTTTGAAACGGGTTATGTTAGTACCAGAACATCATAATAAATACAAATAAGAATTAAACTAAGAGATTTCAAATTATGGCGGCAGATCAAAATAACGTCACATTACGATCGGTGGTTAGTCGTCCTTTGCTCTATGAAGAGTTGGACACCAACTTTCAAGAATTGATCTATACCATTGTTGATACCAATGATCACATTGCATCTGGAACAGCCCATGATGCTAATTCTATCACATTTGACAATACTGATACACCCTATTCGGGTAGTGATGTTAGTTCGGTTCTGCGTGAGTTGGGTGTTAAAAATAACCCAAGTGCGACAACTGATCCAACAGCAACAGATGATGAATCACAGGGTTATCGTGCGTTTTCTCGTTGGGTTAATACTACTACGGATGAGATTTGGATTTGTTTGGATGCAACCACTGGTTCAGCAATTTGGCAAAAAGCATCATTAACAATTGATGAGTTGGGTAGTGCGGCCATTGTTGATATGGGTACTGGCCCAAATCAAATCAGAACAAATAGTGAAAACGAAGCTCTTTTTACAGATGAGCAAGAGACAACGACCATTGCAGAAGATAGTGCTGTGGTTTTTGCAATAGCACTCGGTTAATAAAGGTTACTAAACATGGCAAACTTACTCAAAAGCGTTCAAGGTAGGGCAACAATTTCCGGTTCACCAATTTATACTGTTGGTACTGGTGAAACTCTAACAATTGTTGGTATCCGTGCTGCAAATAATGATAACTCAGCAAACCACACATTTCATGTTGATGTTAATGGTTATCTAATTACTGGTATTGAAACACCACTTCCTGTTGGTTCTGCACTTGAAGCAGGTGCTCCATCCAAAGTGGTAGTTGGTGAGGGTGATGTGATCACAGCCTATGGTGATAGTGATAATGATGTTGATTTGACTATCAGTTTCCTTGAACAAACACCAGCATAAGGAGTGATTTATGGGTGGATATATAGGTAACAAGTCACAAGTTGCTCTTTATGACAGTTACACGAAAGCACAGACAAATGGTGTTATTGAGCAATACCTTCAAGACTATGTTGCTAGGGATGATATTTTTCTTCCTTCTCAGCCTGTAGGTGATATTGGCATTCCGGGAACATATGGTTTTGGTGTTGGTGTTTATCCAAATGAAGCTGAACTAACAGATTTGATGCCTCTGAAGGATAACAAAGTTCAAGCATCAGATACATTCGGTAATTACATTCACCCGAATGGTTCGATTGTTATTTTTATACCAAAGTTCTATTATCGGATTGGTAATACAGAACATCCAAATTATGACCAATTTGGTGTGAACAGCGTCGAAATTCGTGGTTCAAAATGGTATGCAAATGAAGCGGAAGCTAATGCAGATGGCTTCATTCTCCATAGGGCATTTATTGATGGTGGTGTTGAGAAGAAAGGTTTCTTCTATGATAAGTATATGGCAAGTAAATCCCCTGATGATAGTAACATCTCGGTAAGTGTTCGCTATGGTGTTCCCATTTCCCTAACAACTTCTACGTCATACACTCGTTCTAATGGAATGACTGGTTGTGTTGGTGAATTGCATGATTCTGTGACACTATCTAGGGCACGTGGCATTGGATGGAACTGTGCATCTATTTTCATGATGTCTGCCATTTCTATGCTTTCCCTTGCACATGCCCAACATGCAAGCAGTTCATCTGCCTGCGCATGGTTTGATCCAAGTTATACAACCAACTACCCAAAAGGGTGTAATGATAATTCTTTGGGTGATGTAAACGACACAGAAGTTTCCTATCAATCTGCTGGCGATAGTGGCACGTCTTTAAAGCCCAAAACAGGTTCTGGTGAACCGTTCTCAAAAACAACTCACAACGGTCAAATGTGTGGGATTGCAGATGTGAATGGTGGAATGTGGGAAACAAACATTGGTATCACACAACCGGGTGGTTCATCCACTGCATCAGGAACAGGTGTTGGAAATACCATCTATGTATTAAAAGAGTCTGAAGTTTTTGCAACTCTTACTAACGGTTGGAATGGATCAACTGATATCTGGGGGAATACAACTCATCTTTCCACTAAATATGATTCTATCAATGCGCCTATTAATCTGAGTGGCCTCGGAGGATGGTTAGAGTGGGGCAATGGTTCGGAGCCACTGTTCTTCACAGATCAAAGTGGTATTAATCGTGCATTGAGTGGTGTAAGTCCAGTTGCAGATACATCTATGAGTTCTGGTGGTATAAATATGACTGGAAACGATGGAGTTTATAGATATGTACGAGAAAATATGTTTGTGCACTCGTGTGGCCGTTGGAACAGTGCCGCCCGTGCGGGCGTCTTCGCTAGGATCTTCATCTCTTGGCGTTCTGACTCGAACGGCGACTATTCGTTCCGCTCCGCTCGCTACGTTTCTTAGTGGGCAGGCACGATAGTGCCGTCAAGCCCACTTTGTTGCTTGTGTTTTGTGAGTAGCACTGTTAATTAAATTTTACTACTAAGGATTTCTAATGAGTCGAAAGGATAATAGATCAACACTGAACCGAAAAATGGTTGATTTGATGAAACAATCAAACATCTATTTAAATCATGCTCCTCGTCACGAAAAGTATGCTTTTTGTCAAATCATTAGAAATCGACTTTATGAAATCTATGGTCTACTCACAGAATGCGAGAAACGCTACCATAAGAAAACAACACTAACAAATTTAGATATTGAACACGAAAAACTCAGAATGGATTTCTTGGCTTATTTTGAGTTAGGATACTTCCATTATAAAGACCATAAACCAACATTACCACAGGGAGATGCTTATTCAAGATTTGAATGTATCAATGAAATGATTGATGAAATTGGAAGAATGATAGGCGGTTGGATTAAAAAGACAAATGAAGTCGAATCCAACAGAGGCAAAAAGGTTAGTCGTTAATATGTGCAATCGTGTGGCAATTGGAACAATGCCGCCCTTGCGGGCGTCTTCGCTAGGAACTTCAACAATTGGCGTTCTAACTCGAACAACAACAATTCGTTCCGCTCCGATCATAGGTTCTTACCTGACATTCCAACAGGAAACACTGGAAACTATGAGGACGACTAATCTTGCGTAATGCGAAATCTGCAAACACGGGCACGGTTAAGAATTCTTGCCCTGTTACTCTAGAACAAATAGCATCAAAAGAAGTCCTTTACGAAGCCTATCTTCAAGCAAGAAAAGGAAAAAGAGAAGGTGATGAATGTTTTTCTTTTGAAAGAGAGTTAACCCAAAATATTAATGATCTTCACGAAGAACTAATAAGTCAAACCTATAGACCATCAGAGACATTCAAATTTGTTTTATATTGTCCAGCTAACAACAAGAAAAGAAATATAGCCGCTCCGAGATTTCGAGACTGTGTTGTTCAACATGCAATCTATCTTTTGATATACCCACATATTGATAAAAGAATGATACATGATAGCTACGGTTGTAGGATAGGCAAAGGAAATCACAAAGCATCAGATAGATGCCAATCATTCATGAGAAAACATTCTGGAGATGCTTATTATCTCCAAATTGATATGAAGAAGTACTATAACAGAATGAGTCATGATGTGATTGAAGAGTCTTTCCTTAGAATTATTGATGATGTTAGAATTGTCAATTTGATTATGCTATATCCAAAGAATGATTCTAATACTGGATATGGGATGGAGATAGGTAATCTAATGGCTCAGATATGTGGTGTTTTATATCTTGACAGATTTGATCATTACTCAAAAAGGAAGCTAAAGATAAAACATTATATTCGTTATGTTGATGATATTGTTTTTATTGGATTGTCAAAGAAAAAAGCAAAATCCCTTCTTATTCATGTAAAGAGAAATCTATACCAACATCTAGGCATGAGACTTAGTAAGTGGAAGATATCAAAAATATCGAAGGGTATCAATTTTGTAGGATTCAGAACATGGAGATCAAAGAGATTTATTAGAAGAAGATCACTCCATAATTTCAGTAAAGCAGTCAAAAAGAAAGATTGGATTGTTATTACTTCAATTCTGGCTCATGCAAAACATACATCATCCTATGTATGGCTTATAAATAGAATTATAGATTCATTCCGTTTCAAGGAATACAAAGAGAATTTGCCGAAGAGGTTCTACCATGATTTACTCGTTTACTATCTACAAAGAAGAAGGGCCGCTTGGAACCACCAAAACGCTTAAAAATACCGAAGACAATGACCTGACTGTGTTGGGTGAAGTTGATGGGGTGACGTATGTTCATGTCCCATTTAACACGGATATTCCAGAACAATATCCTGAAATCAATTTCCAAGAAGCTACTCTGACTGATGATATTGTGGGATCTCTGAAAAGACAGAGATTTGCTTCTCTAAAAAAACAAATTCTCAGGGATACATTGGAAGACGAAGTTGGTGATCTGTATGACATGGTTGCCGATTGCATGAAACTTGTTGAATTAAACATCATGCTTACTTCTCGCCTTGCGGCAGATTATTTTGGTACAGATGCACTCACACAAGAAACAAAAGATACCTATGCCACTCGAAATCAGACATTTCTGAATGGTGTTGACAGTGGTGAGATCAAAATTCGTGGGTCCATTGAAGATGTTAATGAGCTGTTCAACCGTCTGATTACACGATACTCAAAAATTCAGACTATTGTTGATGATCGTTATTTGAGTGAACTGAAGAAAGTTGGTCTGGTAGGAGGTCAATAATGGGATACATTGGCGTAGAACCGATTCCAAAAGCCTCATTGGTACGTACCAATGGAACCACAGTGAGTATCACAGATACCATTGTTGTTCCCGGTGGTTTTACTTCTGGTAACATTGAAGTCTATATTGATGGGCTTTATCTCCAACCAGATGACTATGACGACTCCGATGGACAGACTCTAGTCTTCCCACAAAATCTTCCTAGTGGTACTGATTATATTATCATGGAAGCTAGGAATTTTGAAGTTGCCAATCATTTCACAAAGGCTGAGAGTGATGTCCGTTATGTGTTGAAAGAAGATACATTAACACCAAATCAACCAATTGGTGATATTGGTGTTCCGGGAACATATGGTTTTGGTGTTGGTGTTTATGACGACAATGCAGAACTGGCAACTGTAGGCCTTTCACCTTTCTTTGGTTATAATAATCAAATTTCTGATTCATTTGGGAATTATTTGCATGACAATGGTTCTGTCATGGTCTTCATTCCTAAGTTCTACTACAGAATTGGAGATGCAACCGCACCACAATATGACCGCTATGGATTGAATACGGTTGAAATTCGTGGCACGAAATGGTATGCAAATGAAGCGGAAGCTAATGCCGATGGGTTTGTATTGCATAGAGCTTTCATTGATGGTGGTGTTGAGAAGAAAGGTTTCTTCTATGACAAATACACTGCATCAAAAAGCCCAACCGATTCCAATATTTCAGTTTCTGTGAAGAATGGTATTCCAATTTCACTTACTACAGATGCCAATTATACAAATTCAAGTGGAATGACTGATTGTGTTGGTCAATTGCATGATTCAATTGTTTTGTCTCGTGCACGTGGTGCGGGATATCAGGTTGCTACATTGTTCATGCAATCAGCACTAGGATTACTGGCATTAGCACATGCACAGAATTCCACAAACAACAGTGTTTGTGGTTGGTTGGATTTGACAGACACAACCAACTATCCAAAAGGGTGCAACGATAATTCTTTGGGTGATGTTAATGATGCTTTTGTAAGTTATCAATCGGCGGGGGATTCAGGAACAGCATCAAAACCCAAAACAGGTTCTGGTGAACCATTTAATAGGACCACTCATAATGGCCAAGATTGTGGTATTTGTGATGTAAATGGTGGAATGTGGGAAGTTCAGATTGGGTTAACACAGGCTGGTTCTAGTTCAACTGCTTCAGGATCTGGAATCGGCAATACCATCTATCTGTTGAAAGAGAGTGTTGCTATTGGTGATTTAACAAATGGTTGGAATGGAACAACCGATGTTTGGGGTAATTCCTCACATCTAAGCACATTGTATGACTCTGTAACAGCTCCAGTTGATCTGAATAATCTTTCAGGTTCTCTATCTTGGGGTAATGGCGCAGAGCAGGTCTTTTTTACTGACCAAAGTGGTGTGAATCGTGCCATGAATGGTGTTATTGCTAAATCTGATTTTGCATTAAGTTCTTCTGGTACTAATATGCTTGGTGGTGACTGGCACCGAAACTATACCCGAGAAAATATGTTTGTGCACTCGTGTGGCTATTGTCGCGATGCCGCCCTTGCGGGCGTCTTCGCTAGGCTCTTCTCTTGGCGTTCTGCCTCGTTCTTCTACAGTTCGTTCCGCTCCGCTCGCTACGTTTCTTAGTGGGCAGGCACGATAGTGCCGTCAAGCCCACTTTGTTGCTTGTGTTTTGTGAGTAGCAAATATTTAAAAGATGGTTAAATAAAGAAAAATAAGTAGAGGCTCATTGATATGAGTAAAACATTAGACAAAGCAATCAACCCTTACGCCAGTCGAGGTGTAGGTGAAGAATTTCCAGTAGCGGATCATGAATCTGCTGATGCTATTCCTAGTAACGCTGGCACAGCTAAATTCATCAAACTCACTTATGGTGAAAGTGGTCCGGGTGGCTATAACGAAGGATTGTTGATTAATGAAACACAAGTAGGTAGCGGACCTACTGTTGAATATACCGCTGAAATTGCCGTTGGACCTAGAGCGGATCATTTAATACTGCGAGCATGAAGATTGATTCTGCCAACTCCCCGGGAGCCCGCACTGGCGACCACACCAACATCAAACACAAACACGAACAGCGAGCATGGTACAAGAGGAATGTATAATGAAAGATGAAAGACTATTAGATAAAGTGAAAAACATGAATAAAACAGCAATTGCAGTCCTAATTTTTGCTGTTGTTTTTGTTATCCTTTTTGGTTATTCAGAGAAATCAAAAGCTGAACAATCAATTCAAATTGGTCTAGGTGAGACCGTAATCAACTCTCATCTAACTGTTGGTGAGATTGGTTATGAATACAATCAATGGGAAATCCAAGCTGCACTGATTGAAGCTGGTGATACAAAGAATGGTTATCAGGATAAAATGCAAGTCTATTCCATTAGTTATC